GCCGCCGAAGCCAAGGTGCGCGCCAATGTGCTGGCCGGGACGCTCGACGACTACGAGCTGTCGTTCGAGGATGGCGAGCGCTTGCGCGGCAAGTTCCTGGTTCAGCGCCTCGACTACGCCGGCGATTTCAACGGCGAGCGCAACTACACGCTGCAGCTCGAAAGCTCGGGCGCGGTGGTGCCTGCATGAGCGCTGTGCCCAATCCGTTGCGCGGCGAGGCCGGTCTATCGATCGACGGCCGCACTCTAATCCTGCGCCCCAGCTTCAATGCCCTGGTCGCCGCAGAGGAGGAACTCGGCCCACTGTTCGCGCTGATCGAGCGCGCTGCAAAAGGCGAGCTGCGGCTGGCAGAGATGACGGGGTTGTTCTGGCATTGCCTGACCGAGCGCGACGACCTCTCGCGCGAGGCGCTGGGCGAAGCAGTGCTCGCGCTGGGCCTCGCCGCATGCGCCGCGCCCTTGCGCACGCTGCTGCGCCAGATCCTGGGCGGGGCGCAATGACCTTCGGCGAACTGGCGATGACGCTGAGCACCGTGGCAGCGCGGCAGCTCGGCTGGCGACCGGATGAGTTCTGGCGGGTCACGCCTGGCGAGCTGTTCGCCGCGCTCGGCCTCACCGTCGCGAGCGAACCCTCGTTCGACCGCGCGACCCTGCAACGCCTGATGGAGCAAGATCATGGATGATGAAATCGACAGCCTCCTGGTCGAAGTGCGCGCCGGCACCGATGGTTTCGCGCGCGACATCGAGCGGATGCGCGCCAGCGTCGACGGCAATCTCGTCGCCGGCTTCACGCGCGCCGGCGACGTGCTCGAACGTGGGCTAACCGGCGCGGTCCGCAAGGGAAGCCTGGGGTTCGACGACCTCAAGCGCGTGGCGCTGGGCGCGATGGACGCCATCGCCGCCCAGTCGCTGAAAGGCGCGCTGGGTGGCGGCGGTGCGGGGCTGGATCTTGCCGGACTGGCGGGCTCGCTGCTGGGCCTGCCCGGCCGCGCCACCGGCGGCAACGTCGCGCCCGGTCGCGGCTACGTCGTGGGCGAGCGTGGGCCGGAGGTGTTCGTGCCGACCAGCGCCGGACGCATCGAGACCTCGGCCAAGCCGTCGCGCGACGTGCGCGTGTCGATCAACCTGAACACGCCAGCCGGGGCGAGCACGCCAAGGTCGCTGCAACGCTCCTCGCGCCAGGTGGCCAGCGCGGTCCGGCGGGCTTTGGCTGGACACTGACGTTCGGCTTCACCCCCACACCGCGTCATCCCCGCGCAAGCGGGAAGCCAACTCCAGGTCTGTCGATTGACGCGACGTCAGGAGATGGATCCCCGGCTGCGCGGGGATGACCAAGGTTTCTTATGACTGGAGTTTCCCATGGCATTCTGGCTTGCCGACAAGCGCGAAGGACAGGAAAGCGACTGGATCCAGCGCTTCGACCCGCGTTTCTGGACCGTCAACTTTCCGCGCCCGATGATGGCGAGCGTGATCTCGACCGCGCCCGATGCGCTGCGCGTCGACTGCGCGTTCCTGCGCAAGGCGGATCTTGCCGGACTGATCTGGGAGAGCGTCGACACCCTCGACCACCCGCTGCTCGCCTATGAGACGCAAGCCGATTACTCGGGCGCGACGCTGTCGTTCCGCTGGCGATCGACCGGCGTGATGGCGCTCGATGCGGTGAACGGGCCGACGCTGACGATCGAGGGGCGCGATGCCTCCGGAGCCCCGCGCACCTGGTACGTGCGGTTGTGGAACTATGCCCAAGGCACGCCCGAGGACGCGGCCATCGTGCTGCCTTTCTCGGCGCTGGAGGGCGGGTTCGCGCTGCCCGCCGATACCGATCGCGTGTGGCCGGGCGCGATCGACCGCCTGTTCATCTCGATCGCGCCGGTCGGCTACGATCCCGCCAGCGCCGATCCTCTGCCGTCCGAGCTGGAAGGCTGGGTCGAACTCAGCGCCATGCGCTGCCAAGGCGCGCGCGCGATGCTCGAAATCGGCGACGTGGCGATCGCGCCGAACGGCCTAGCCATCGCCACCGGCTTCGACGACGAAGGCGTGCAGACGCCCGCGCGGCTGCTGCGCAACGTGCGCCAACTCGGCTATCGTGGCTCGGTGATCCACTATGTCGGGATGAGCCACTACTTTCGGCTCACGGCGGCGGACGCCGACTTCCTCGCCGGCAGCACCGATGATCCGCTCAACACGCCGACCCGCACCTGGCACACCGCCTTCTTCGCCGAGTGCGCGCGGCTGGGGTTCAGCCCGGTCGCCTCGCTGTCCTATGAAGTCTTGGCGCAGCACTGCCCGCCGGCCTGGATGCAGCGGGATCTCAACGGCGATCCGGCGCTGACCGGATGGGTGCCGCCGTCGTCGCTACTATCCCCCGCCAACCGCCAGGCGATGGCCTGGCTGCAGCGCGTCGCCGCCGCGTTCGCGACAATCATGCGCGAGGCGGGTGTGCCAGTGCGATTTCAGATCGGCGAGCCATGGTGGTGGACGTATTCCGATGGGCGCATCTGCCTTTACGACGATGCCGCGCGTGTCGCCTTCGACGACCCTCCCACTCTCGCCGACTTGCGCGCGCCGTTGAATGCCGTCCAGACCGCACTGCTGGACCGTGCGGGAGCGTTGCTGGCGCAGTCGACCGCCGACGTGGTCGCCGCCGCGCGCGCCGCCGCCGCGCCCGACCCGCTCGAAGCGCTGTTGCTGGTGTTCACGCCCACTGTGCTCGACCCCGCCACGCCGCAAGCCTTGCGCGCCAACCTGCCGCTCGGCTGGGCCGCGCCGGCATTCGATCGCTTGCAGGTCGAGGACTACGACTGGCTCACCGCCGGAGCGGACAGCCACCGCCGCGATGCCTACGCGCTGGTGAACGGTCGCCTCGGCTACCCGCCGCAAGAGCAGGATTACTTCGCTGGCTTCGTCCTGACCCCGCATCAAGCCGATCGATGGCGCGCGATCGACGCCGGTATCGACGAGGCGCGCACCCGCCACCCCCACGAGATCGTCGTCTGGGCGCTGCCGCAAGTGGCCCGCGACGGATACCTCCGCCTGCCCCTCACAGGAGAGCCCGACATGCAGCCGTTCGACGATGTGCCCTACCCGCTCGCGCTCGGCAGCGACGCCAGCGTCAGTCCCGAGTTCTCCACCACCGTCGCGGTCACCGCCTCCGGGTTCGAGCGGCGCAATGCGCTTTGGTCCGATGCACGGCTGCGGTTCGATGTTGGCCCCGGCGTGCGCTCCGAAGCGGAGATGGGCACGCTGATCGCCTTCTTTCGTGCCCGGCGTGGCCCGGCCCGCGGCTTCCGCTTGCGCGATCCGACCGACTTCAGCTCGCATGGGATGACCAGCGCGCCGACCATGCTTGACCAACTGCTGGGCACCGGCGACGGCACGCGCACCGCCTTTTCGCTGATCAAGCGCTACGGCGATGGCGATGACCCACAAGTGCGGCGGATCACCCGTCCCGATCCGACGAGCGTGACCGTCAGCCTCGATGGCGTGCAAGTCGGAGGTTGGACGCTGGAGGCCGGCTGCATCGTGACCTTCGCCGACCCGCCAGCACCTGGTGTCCAGATCCGCGCCGGCTTCCTGTTCGACGTGCCGGTGCGTTTTGCCGAGGACCGGCTCGACATCTCGGGCGCGGCGTTCGCCGCTGGCGAGGCCCCCAGCGTACCCGTCGTCGAAGTGCGGGAAGCGGCATGAGCCGGGTCTGGTTCGCGCAACCGCTGGAGACTGTCGCGACATGGTGGCGCATCCCTCGGCGCGACGGCATAACGCTGGGCTTCGTCTCGCATGACCGTGACTTATGGTTCGATGGCGTGCTGCACTGCGCCGCGCCCGGCATGGTCCCTTCCGCCATCCGGCGGAGCGCCGGTCTTGACGACGACAGCGCCGAAGTTTCCGGCGTGCTCAGCCACGATGCGGTAAGCGGCGCCGATCTCGCTGCGGGCCGCTACGATGGCGCGCGCGTGCGGATCGGGCTGGTCGACTGGCAGACGCTGGAACGCGAGACGATCTGGGTCGGCATGCTGGGCGCGGTGACGCAGGAGGATGGCGGCTTCACCGCCGAACTCGCCTCGCGCAAGGCCGAGCTGTTTCGTAACGCGGTGCCGCGCGCCAGCCCGGCTTGCCGCGCGGTATTCTGCGGTCCCGGATGCAACCTCAATCCCGTCGCCTTCACCCACGAGGCCGCGCTGACTCACGCGGAGCCCGAAACAGGTTGGCTGACGATCGAGTGCGCCGCACCGGTCGCTGATCTAGCCGGCGGAACCTTGCGCTGGATGGACGGCCCGCAAGCAGGCATCACCTTGCACATCCTTGCGGTAAACCCAGACGGCGAAATCATGCTCGAGCCGCCGATCGAAAGCGCGCCGCCGCCCGGTCTGCGCGCGATCGTGCGTGAGGGATGCGACCATCGGCTTGATACGTGCGCAAGCCGCTTCGCCAATGCCGCGAACTTCCGGGGCGAGCCCTTCCTACCGGGAAACGACTTGCTCGCGCGCTACCCAGTGCCCGCATCATGACTGACAACGCGATCGCCGCCGCCGCGCATGCGCTTGTCGGCGCGCGCTATCGCCCGGGAGGGCGAGATCCGGCAACGGGTCTGGACTGCCTGGGCGTCGTCGCCGCGTCGCTCGCCGCCGTCGGCTGGCACGCACGACTGCCGGTGCGAAGCACGCTGCACCGGGGCGACGTTCGCGATGCGATCGAAATCGCACACCTGGCCGGTTTGGTGTGTCCTGCCGGCAACACCCTTGCTGGC